CGCAGAGGATATTGACGGCCAGCCATATCTGACCCGTGCGGCATTAGCTCGCAAACTTGAAAGCGATGGCATGGCTGACCGGACAGTACAAAATATGCTCAATCCGAGCTATGACAACAAACTTATCGGGGCGTTGCTTCTGTCAAATATGATCGAAAAGAGACACGATGGATGGGTTGTAACTGACAATATCTGGGCCTCCGCAATGGTTGTAAACCGTGATGGATGAGCACTTTTCCCGTGCTACCCTAAAAACCCCAGGGGTACCCCAGGGGTACTGGGGTACACAAGGGGCAAAAACCGCAGAAACGTGTACCCCAAAAACCCCCCCACCCTTTAGGGTGGGGGTTTAGGGGTACAGCTGCGGGCATGGGGGTTTTTACACAAACATGGAAAGCAAAATGAAAGATTGGCCGGCGGATAAAATCGAACGGCGCAAAGTGGATGATCTGATAAAGAACGGTCGCCACTCTAGGCTAATGGAACTAGACCCAAAATACTGCGACGTGATCGTAAAGCGGTGGTGTGAATTTACCGGGAAAGATGCTACGCTGGAGGCAAATGGTAGGTCTTTTTCGGTATTAGAAAAGGGATTGGAAGCAGATGCCTCGTAAACCAACGGGTAAACCAACGGGCCGTCCACCGTTCAAGCCAACGGACGAAGAGCGCAAGCAGGTCGGGCAGATGGTGGCTGTGGGCATACCGCAGGAGCAGATTGCTATGGTGATCCGCGACGGCATCGATGCGGATACGCTCGCCAAGCATTTCAAGAAGGAAATCCGCGAGAGTAAGATACTGGCGAACGCCAAAGTCGGCGGGACGCTGTTCAACAAGGTTATGAGCGGCGACACGGCGGCTGCTATCTTTTGGGCCAAGACGCAGATGGGCTGGAAGGAAAAGCAAGAGATAGAACATACCGGCAAGATCGAAACAATCGAACGGGTTTTTGTTGATGGCAAAATTAACGATCCCGACGCCTAAAGCATTTCGGCCATTGTTTCAGCCGGATTTGCGCTATCTCGGCGCACATGGAGGCCGTGGGTCTGGCAAGTCTCACCATTTTGCTGAACGCATTGTGGATAGGATGATTGAAGACCCGACTATCCGCGCAGTTTGCATTCGTGAGGTGCAGAAATCCCTGCGTGAATCGGCTTACAGATTGATCGCTGACAAGATCAACGCACTAGGCGTTGCGAACCGTTTTCGGGTCATGCACGACCGCATTGAAACGCCGCAAGGCGGTCTGGTTATATTTATGGGTATGCAGGACCACACGGCGGAAACGATAAAATCGCTGGAAGGTTTCCGCATTGCTTGGGTTGAGGAAGCACAAACGCTGTCAGAGAAATCATTGGAACTTCTACGGCCAACAATTCGCGCACCCGGTTCGCAGATGTATTTTAGCTGGAACCCGCGCAACCGCATGGACGCGGTTGATAATTTTTTGCGCGGCGACGATGTGCCAGAAGGCGCGGCGGTTGTGCAGGTCAATTACGATAGCAACCCGTGGTTTCCAAAAGAACTGGAAGCCGAGCGAGAACTTGATAGGCGTCTGCGGCCTGACAGGTATAGCCACATCTGGCTGGGCGATTACGAACCGCAAGCGGTTGGCGCGATCTGGAATATGCGCGACATCAACGAAGGACGTGAAGCTGAGTTGCCTAACGATTTATCCCGTATCCTGATCGCGGTTGACCCGGCGGTGTCTAGCGAGGCGCATAGCGACGAACACGGTATTGTGGCAGTGGCATCTAGCCAATCAGGCCACGGTTATATGCTGGAGGATGGCACGACCAAGGGCGCACCGGAACGCTGGGCGCGGCGGGCCATCGCTATGTACGACCGATATGATGCTGACGGGATCGTGATTGAGAAAAACCAAGGCGGCGATATGTGCCGCCACGTTCTAAACAGCGTCCGTCCTGGCATCAACATCATTGAGGTACACGCGACACGCGGCAAGCACGTCAGGGCAGAACCTATCAGCGCGCTGTACGCTCTCGGTCGCATCCACCACGTCGGTACGTTTCCGCAGCTTGAAAGCCAGATGTGCCAAATCACAGCGTCCGGTTACGAAGGCGATGGATCACCCGACCGGGTTGATGCTATGGTCTGGGGGTTTACTGAATTGTTTCCGAAGCTGGTCAACAAAAGCAACGAGGTATATCGCCAGCAAGCGGTGGCTGATATGGAATATAGCGTGATGAACTATGAAACTAACGACTACCGGGGCCGACAAGCCGTAGCGATAGGAGATTGATATGAGCGACAGCATCAAAACCCTACTCACCGAAGGCTATCGCAAGATGGGCAAGACCAAGCCTAAGAAGAAGTCTAAAGGCAACAAATGATCCGACCCATGACCGCGCAGGACATACCCGTCCTGATTGACATGGGCGCGGCAATGCACAAGGAAAGCAGATATGCAAACTTGGACTTTGATCCTGAAAAGCTGCGCCTTCTGGGCGAAACGATGCTGGGCGATCCTGATTCTTGGCTTGCGCTGGTCGCTGAACGCGATGGCGACATCATTGGATTTTGCTGCGGCTACGTTGCGCCGCATTTCTTCGGCAATGACCTGACAAGCGGCGACCTTGCGATATACGTTGTGCCTGAACACCGGGGCGGCATGATAGGGGCAAGGCTGGTCAAGGCTTACGACGCATGGTGCAGCGAGAAAGGCGTCAAGCAACCGTTGCTTGGCGTGTCGGCTGGGATTACACCAGACAGGACCGGGCAGCTATATGAACGGTTGGGCTATATTGAGAAATACACCGTTTACAAAAAGCCTAATAATCATTTATGATGTCAAGCATGAAATGCCTGTTGATTTTTGGTGCGGGAAACGCACATCCATTGGCGTGGTTGCTCAATCGTAAGCGGCGTCATGTCTGGTGTGCGTTGCAGGATGTAGATCGTGGAGCGTGGATTAGTTACAACTGGCATCAAGGTGTGCCGGTTATTCAAGCGGAAGCGGCAGCTGATTACGATTTGGCAACGCATTACCGGGCGCAAGGTTTTGAGGTTGTTGAAGTTGAACGGGGAACGCAACCGCGTTTGTTTCCGTTAGTTATGAATAATTGTGTCGGTCATGTTAAGGTTGTTTGCGCCTTGCATACATTTGCGGTGACTCCGCACCAGTTATATCGGTCGATGACCAAAAGGAAGCGTCCAATGAAATTTAAACAGCTATTCACAATTCCCGGTTTTGGCAGTTCTCCAGCCCCGGCTCCGCCCCCACCTCCGCCGCCGCCGCCTGAAAAATCAGCCGAAGAAGTCCGTGCCGCTGAACAGACGGCCCGTCGTCGCGCTGCTGGCGCACAGGGACGTGCATCGACTGTTCTAACTGGTTCAAACGCAGGTGACACGGAGACAGGCGGCAAGAAAATGCTGCTTGGTGAATAATGGTTGATACCGTTCGCACAACGGCAACGCTGCTTTCGTCTGTGTTTCAAGATGGGCAAGCGGCAAATGAAATTACCGCAAACGATATGCGGGATTTGATTGTTTCATTGCGTCCCAGCTTTGGCGAATGTTCGATGCAGGGCAACGCAACGGCCACAACTATTGCTGTCGCTGGCACTTATTACAAAATTGCTGGAACGACGGCGCTTTCGGGCAACGAGTTGTTGTTTGACAATAACAGCACTAACACCGGGCGCTTGCGTTACATTGGTGCGCCAAACAGAATTGTGTTGTTCAGCGCGTCCATCTCGTTGTCGGCGGCATCTAATAATCAGGTTTTGTCGCTCAAAGGTTGGCATTACGACGACAGCGGAGCGTCCGGTTCATTGGTGGACGCCAGCCTTGTAACCCGCAAAGTTACCGCATCTGGAGAACTAGGTGCGGTTGTGGTGCAGGGTAGCGCACTGATGAGTGTAAACGACTACATTGAAATTCATGTTACTAATGAAACATCAACCGCCAATGTAACAATCGAAGATTTTAATTTTCAAGCATTTGCACTTCCAACCGTTTAAGGGGTCGGCATGATTAGCCAAGAACAAGTCGTCCATCTTGTTAAACGTAAGAACAAGTTAAAAGCGCAACGCGGAACGTGGGAATCACATTGGCAGGATTTGACAAATTTTGTTCTGCCTAACGGCTCTGATTTTAATCTGAATCGTTCTAAAGGCGATAAGCGAACCACGCTTGTCTATGACAGCACAGGCATACACGCCAACGAAATGCTTGCCGCTGGTCTGCATGGAATGCTGACCAACCCGGCATCTAACTGGTTCAGCCTTCGCGTCAAAGACAGCATGGACAATTTTGCAGATAATGCTCAAGCGAAGCAATGGCTTGAAGAAACCACAAATGTAATTCTTGCAGAACTTTCCGCGCCAGACGTGGCCTTCCCGTCCCACATCCATGAATACTATTTGTCGCTTTGTTCTATTGGGACGGCTTGTATGTTTGTTGGTGAGCCGACAACCCGCGAGGGCATCAGCTTCAGGTCAATCCATATTGATGAGATATTTATTTCTGAAAACGCGGATGGAATTGTTGACACCGTTTTCCGCATTTTTAAGATGACTGTGCGACAGATTGTGCAGAAGTGGGGAGAAAAGTCTTTGTCTCCGCGTATTCAGAAAATGTACGAAAAGAAAGAGTTTGATAAAGAAGTTGAACTGTTCCATTGCGTTTATCCACGCGACGATGTTGATAAGAGCAAAAAGGCTGCAACCATGTTGCCGGTTGCGTCGGTCTACATCGATGAGAAAGAAAAGCACGTTTTGGCTGAAGGCGGCTTTCACGAAATGCCTTATATGGTCGGTCGCTGGTCTAAAACTGTCGGTGAAGTGTTTGGCCGTTCCCCGGCCATGACGGCGCTGCCTGATATCAAGATGCTTCAGGAGATTATGAAGACCACTATTAAAGCGGCGCAAAAAGTTGTTGATCCGCCGTTGCTAGTGCCGGATGACGGTGTATTGGGGCCGGTTCGCACTATTCCCGGTGGTCTAAATTATTATCGTGCTTCTACCGGCGCTAGAATAGAGCCGCTTCAAACAGGCGGAAACATTGGGCTCAGTTACGAAATGATGAACGATCTGCGTGATCGTATCCGCACAACGTTCTTTCTTGACCAGTTGCAGTTCCAAGGCGCTCCCCGTATGACCGCAACGGAAGTCATTGAGCGCACAGAACGCACGTTGCGGCTGCTAGGGCCAACTCTGGGACGCCTTCAGTCGGAGTTCCTTGGGCCTATGATTGAGCGCATTTATGGCGTTTTGGTTCGCGCTGGTCGTTTACCTGATCCGCCTGAATCCATATCTGAACTAGAACTACAGATTGAATATGTGTCGCCTCTTGCAAGAGCGCAGCGCCAGACTGAGACGCAGGGCATTATGAGGACGCTTGAGTTTGTTGGGCCGATTGCTGGTATGGACCCGCAAGCTGCCCAGATTATCAAGGGCGCGGATACTGTTCGCCACATCGCGGAACTTAACGGCGTTCCGCCAATGCTGTTAAAGTCTGACGATGATTTAATGGCAGAGATGCAAGCACAGCAGCAAGCGCAAGCGGCGCAGCAGCAGATGATGCAAGGCGCTGAAGTTATGGATATGATGCAGAAAGGCGCAAACGTAGCCAAAACAGCAGGAGAGGCTGGGTTGAATCTTGTCCAAGGTTAGCAAAGACGATTTTCGGTTTGTCTTCGGATCAGAAGAAGGCAAGCGAGTTCTTTCCCACATTTGTCGTGAGTGCGGTGTTCTACGGCCTTCGTTTGTTCCAGGCGAGGCGTTGGAAAATGCTGCCTTTAACGAGGGCATGAGAAATGTCGCGTTGATGGTTCTCACGATGCTAGACGAAACACCGGAACGATTTTTAGAACTTTCACAGGAGATTGAAGCCAATGCCTAACGATACCGCACCCGCCGATATGGTGGATAATGCAGAAGCAGTTAGTGAAACGGCCCCTCAGACAGAAACAAGCAAAGACGATTGGCGCTCGTCGTTGTCAGAAGACCTTCGGGAAAATCCAAGTTTTTCTAAATTCAAAGATGTGGATAGCCTAGCGGCATCCTATATCAATCTGCAATCGCACCTTGGGCGAGATAAGATTGCAAAGCCAGTTACGGATAGCGATTGGGATGACGTTTACGAGTTCCTTGGTCGCCCTGAAAGCCCTGAAAAATACGAAATTGAACTTCCAGAAGAATTGCCAGAAGAAATCGCTGTTCAGTTTAACGATGAAACGCTTTCGTCGTTTAAGCAGGAAGCGCACAAGCTGGGCCTTAACGCAGAGCAAGTTAAAAGCCTTGTAACATGGCAAGCTGGCAACATGATTAATCAACATGAAGCCTATAAAGGTATCATTGATCAATCTATGGAACGGGGCGAAGCTGCCTTGCGTCAGGAGTGGGGTCGTGCTTACGATCAAAACTTAGAATTTGCCCGCAAAGCATTTGCTGAATACGGCGGCGACGAACTGGCAGCGAAAATGGAAGCCAGTGGCATGGGCAATGACCCTGATGTTCTTCGGGCGTTTGCTAACATTGCCAGGACGACAATGGCTGACAAGGATTTGGCTGGGCCGTCTAGCGGAACGCAGATGGCGTTGACGCCAGAGGAAGCTAGGGCTGAAGCATCGACAATTATGTCTCACCCGGCTTATACAGATAAGCGGCACCCAGAACACAATTCTATGGTCAAGAAGGTTCAGGCATTGTTTAATCAAGCGTACACTGATTAATTATGGAAGAATATGTAATTAAGCTAGAATGTCTGCGACTTGCCCAGACGGGAAGCCCTGATGTAACGGTGAAAGCTGCTCAGATATATTATGATTGGATAACTAAATCCGACAAGCCAAAGCGAGGGCGTCCGCCAAAAACGAAATAAGAAAATCCCCGCTTCGGCGGGGTTTTTTTTGCTATTTGCATATTTACAAAAATAAGATACAATCAAGTCGCCTTTCTATAGGTGGACAATTCCTTGCGGAACCCGCACAAGCACGAAGGCAGCTTGGGCCGTCCCAGACGATAACCCTGAAAACTACTGTTTTAACCCTTGAGGAGAAATCCGTATGTCTATCCAAGTGACAACGGCTTTCGTCGAACAGTACAGCGCCAACGTCCAGCACCTTGTCCAGCAGGACGGGTCTAAGTTGCGTGGTCTTGTTCGCGAAGAAGCCGTTACCGGCAAGAATGCCTTTTTTGAGCAGATTGGTGCCACGTCCGCACAGCGTCGGACGAGCCGCCACAGTGACACCCCCAGAGTTGACACGCCTCACGCGCGTCGTCGCGTTAGCCTTGAAGATTTCGATTGGGCTGACCTCATTGATAATGAGGATAAAGTGCGTATGCTCATCGACCCGACTTCTGATTATGCCCGCGCAGCGGCCATGAGCATGGGTCGTGCGATGGACGAAGTTCTGATTGATGCGGCCCTTGGAAATGCCTATACCGGCGTTTCTGGCGGGACTACCGTTGCAGGTCAGACGCCTATTGCTAACGGCGGCACGGGCCTTACGCTCGCCAAGCTGCTGGCGGCAAAAGAGACGATGGATGGTGACGACGTTCCTGAGAATGGTCGCGTTATTGTTTGTACGTCTGATCAGATCAGCGATCTCTTGAACACGACTGAAATCAAAAGTTCAGATTTCAATACTGTCAAGGCGCTTGCTCGCGGTGAGATCGATTCGTTTCTGGGATTTGAATTTGTGTCCGTGAACGGCAAGCGTATTGACGGGACCAAGCTGGTTCCCGTTGATGGTTCCAGCCACCGTCGTTGCTTTGCATTCCAGAGTGAAGGTTTGCTTCTTGGCGTCGGTGCTGACATGACAACGAAGATTTCGGAACGTGCGGACAAAAACTATGCAACGCAGGTCTTTTGCTCAATGAGCATCGGCGGCACTCGCATGGAAGAAGCCCGTGTTCTTGAAATCCTTTGCGTCGAATAGGAGGGCATAGAAAATGACTGTACTTTATAGCGCAGAAATGGCCGGACTTGCCGCAGTTCCGGTTAGCCTCCCGTCTGGTGGAATTGTTGATGGTAACGTCCGCGTAAAGCGGGCCACTATCACGCTTGCCGCTCAGACGACTTCGGACACCATCGTTATTGCGAAAGCAACCGAAGGTGAGTCGTTCCTGTACGGCGTCGTCAACACCGACACGTCGCTGGGTTCAGCGCAGATTGCCATTGGCGTATCTGGCTCAGTTGCTAAATACAAAGCAGCCGCAGTTCAGACCGCTACCAATACTCCGGCAATCTTCGGTGTAAACGCTGGAACTGCCACGGTGACTGCAAACGAAGAAATCTTTATCACGATTTCGGCTGCAAATCTGCCAGCTTCAGGCAATCTCGTTGTGGATATGTACTTCTCCGCAACGTAATAAAGTTGGGGAGGCTTCGGCCTCCCCACACTTTACTTAGGTGATAGAATGGCTACTTCTGTTGTTCAGATTGTAAACAATGCCTTGATCAAGATTGGTGCAAACGCCATTCTAACATTAACCGAAGACAGTGAAGCGGCTCGTGCCGCTAATCTTATTTATGAACAGGTCCGCGACTCCTGTCTTCGCGACCATGTTTGGAATTTTGCAGTTAATCGCGTTGAACTAGCGCAAAACAGCACAGCGCCAGCTTTTGAATTTGCTTACCAGTACAATCTTCCGTCTGACTGCCTTAGGGTGTTGCAGATGGAAAATATGGATATGTTTTACCAGATCGAAGGCGGCAAACTGCTGACCAACGAAAGCACTGCCAAAATTTTATATCTGGCCCGCGTTGAAGATGTGAACCTTTTCGATTCTATGTTTGTTGAGGCTCTGTCTGCCCGAATTGCTGCTGAGTTAGCTGTTACGTTGGCAGAAAGCAATACGCTTTATTCAAACATGATGGAGATGTACCAGCGAAAACTTGCTGATGCTCGGTCAATGGACGCACAGGAAAGCGGATACAGGGAAATTGTTGCTGACACTTGGTTAGACAGTCGTCTTAATTACGCTGGCGGTCAAACCGTGAGCGTAAACGGCACATATTAAATGCCGCGTTCAGCGCCAATATTCACTAATTTTACGGCGGGCGAACTTTCGCCGCGCCTTGAAGGCCGCGTTGACCTTCAGAAATATCCCAACGGCTGTAAAACGCTTGAGAATATGATTGTGCAGAAGCACGGTCCAGCATCTCGCCGGGGCGGTTTTTATTTTTCTGCCGAAGTTAAGGATAGTAGCAAGAAGACCCGGATACTGCCATTTGAGTTCAGCGCCACTCAGGCATATATAATTGAGTTTGGCGATCAATACGTTCGGTTTTATAGGAATTACGGTCAAATATCGTCTGGTCCGTTTTCTGAAGTGTTTGACACGCCTTTTTCTAAAGGCAGCGCATACGAGATATCAACTCCATATCTTGAAGATGAATTGTTTGAGTTAGTTATCACTCAGTCTGCTGACGTTCTTTATATAGCGCATCAAAACCATGAGCCGCGCACGTTGTCCCGACTCGGAGACACAAACTGGAGTTTAGATATCATCCAGTTTTTAGATGGCCCATATGAGCCTGTGAACGCCACAGAGACGACGTTGGGCCTTTCGGCCACTTCAGGCACCGGGGTAACAGTGACCGCTTCAGCAGTGACCGGGATCAACGACAATGCTGGTTTTCTTTCTACAGATGTGGGCCGCTTAATTCGTTTTGAAGATACGAATAACGATTGGACATATTTAGAAATCACGGCGGTCGTAAGCACAACGATTGTCACAGCTGATTTTATTGGCCCAAACGCATCCGCAACCACTGCCGTAACCGGGTGGCGGCTAGGCGCGTTTTCTGAAACAACCGGATATCCGTCTGTCGTTACGTTTTTTGAACAGCGCCTAGTTTGGGCGGCTACAACAAGCCGACCGCAATCTATGTTCTTTTCTGTGTCTGCTGATTATTACAACCACGCTCCCACAGATAATGATGGGAACGTTTTGGACGATAGCGGGTTTGTTTACACTATTGCGACAGACCAGGTGAATACAATCCGCTGGATGAGGGCCGGTAAGGTGTTGTCCGTAGGCACCGCTGGCGGCGAGTTCATTGTTTCGCAAGGCGATCAAAACAGCCCGCTATCGCCCACAAATACCCGCGTTGTTCGTCAGACTACGTTTGGCAGCGCCGCAGTAACGCCTCCGCAAGTGGGCAACTCAGTTCTGTTTCTGCAACGTGCTAATCGTAAGGTTCGTGAATACGTTTATCAGTTTGAAAGTGACGCCTATACCGCGCCCGACTTAGCCATTCTTTCGGAACACATCACGGAAGGCGGCATTGTTGATATGGCGTATCAGCAAGAACCAGACAGCATTGTGTGGCTGGTTCGATCTGATGGCGTTCTTGTGGGCATGACATATGAGCGCGCACAAGATGTTGTTGGCTGGCATAGACACATTATTGGCGGCGCTGATGCCAAAATTGAAAGCGTTGCAGTTATTCCCAACACAACCGGAAGCCGTGATGATCTGTGGGCGGTTATACAGCGCACAATCAACGGTCAATCAGTTCGATATATTGAGTTTTTAACACCGGGTATGCCTGAAATTACAGTGGACACGAAATACGCCACTTATCTTGATTCCATGCTTTCTTATAACGGCGGCAACGTAACGTCCGTGTTTGGTTTAGATCATCTTGAAGGCCAAATTGTTTCAGTGTTAGCAAATGGCGCAGCCCACCCAGACCGCACAGTGTCTAGCGGGTCAATAACGCTTAACGGCTCTTATGAAGTTGTCCATGTTGGATTGCCGTATACATCTACGCTGCAAACCATGCGGATTGAAGCTGGGGCAAGCGACGGAACGGCGCAGGGTAAGAAGAAGCGCATTGCTCGAATTACATACCGGCTTTTTGATACGCTTGGATTAAAGCACGGCCCAAGCGCAGATCGTTTGGATATTATTCCTTTCCGGTCTAGCGCAGACGACATGGACGAAGCACCGGCACTGTTTACCGGCGACAAAGAGGTGGAATTTCCGCGCAACTGGGACAAGGACGGTTATATTTTCTTGGTGCAGGATCAACCGCTTCCGTTTACTGTTTTGGCAATTATGCCAGAACTTAATACGACGAAGGTTTGATATGTGTACTGGATTAGAAATTGCTGCGCTTGCTACTGCCGCCGCAGGAACGGTAACTAGCGCAGTCAGCGCAATTCAGCAGGGCAAATCAGCGCAAAACCTTGCAAATTACAACGCACAGATCGCGCAGAACGATGCTATCGCGGCGCGTCAGAAGGCCGAGTTCGACGCTAGGGCGCAGGAACGTCAGGCAAGGTTGTTTGCTGGCACTCAGCGGGCCTCTATGGCCTCTACAGGCGGCGAATTGCTTGATATGCAAGATGTCGTTGATATGAGCGCCGAAGAAGCTGAACTTGAAAACCTTGCAATACGATACGGCGGTGAAATGGGCTACAGGGCAGGACAGCAAAGGGCGACAATTGCAAGAATGGAAGGCGCTGCGGCAAAGCAAAGAGCGACAGGGCAAGCTGTAGGTTCGCTTTTAACAGGTGCGTCTTCAACTGCTCAACTGGGCGCAAAGTATTCATAAGGTTTTTGAAAAATGGCAATAGTTCCGAAATACACAAGCAGAGTATCTGTTCCCGGCAGAACCGGGCAGCAGCAAGTCTCGCTATCTCTGGCTTCTAGCCCGCTTTCCGGTATTGGCGAAGGGCTGACAAAGGTCGCAGGGCAGCTTGAAGCGGCTGCTGATCGGATACAGGCGCGTGAAGACATTATTAGCTCTGCCGTAGCTAGCGATCAATTTGAACAAGAAACCTTAAAATCTTATAACAGCGCACTTGAAGCTGGAAACATTCTTGACCCTAAACAAAACACAATCGGTAATTTTAACGCTGAAACTGAACAGCGAATTATGCAAACCCTTAATAATTTTAGCGGGAGCGCAAACGCAAAAGCGCAGCTTGAGGCAAGTTTAAGAAGCCGCGCTGGTCAATACGCTAATCAGATGATTAGGTATCAAAACACTGAGCAGCGCAAATATATAACGGGAAAAGCACAAAATGAAATTGCGCCTATTGCTTCGTCGGTCGCACAAGACCCTCGCAATTTACGCAGTGCATTTGACAATGTAGATATTATCGTTAGTAAATATGCAAAGGCGCTAGACCCAGAATCAGAACGTACAGTTCGTGACGCTGGACGATCTGCGGTTATGGAACAAGCTGTCACTGGGCTGCTTAATAGAGGTGCTTGGAAAGAAGCAAACTCTATGATGATTGATAATCCAATTTTGATGAGATATTTGGATGCGTCGAAAAAAGATCAGTTCAATAGGCAGATAGCTAATTTTGCACAGGCTGAAAACAAATCTCGCGCTGAAATGGCTGTGCGCGAGGCTACAGTTAACAGGCTTATTGCAAGCGGATTTAAAATTGATCGGAACAAAGCCATCAATTTTGTGGTGGGGGCAGACCTTTCACCGTCAGACGGGCCGGGTGAAAAAGTTACTAAATCGTTAGCCGCTCTCGGAATCAAACCTGACCAAGCCACAGTGGAACAGAAAGCGGCAATACTTGGAATTAATCTTCCCAAAACTGAAAAGCCCGACCCAAATAAAGATTTCAAAACGGTTTATGGTGTGGGGGGTTCGACATCACAGTTGACTGAAAGTGGGGCATTTAAACGGACAAAGCCATATATTGAAGCCGCTGTTGATATGCGTACAAAGGTTAGCACAGTTGAAAGTTCTTATGAAGAATACAAAAGCGGAAATGAACTAGCAGGTTTAGCCGTTTTGCAGACGTATCTTAAAATGATCGACGAAGGCGCAGTTGTACGTGATAGCGATATAGCACTCGCAGAGCGGGCGTCTCCAATATATGAAACTATCAAAGCAGCGGTTTCTAGGTACGGAAAAGAAGGCGCACAAGCTGTGACCGAAACTGTTATTAAACAGGCTAGAGCAGCCGCAGACGCATTCGGGCAAAAAGCCCTTGAAATGAGCAAAGGGTTCTTTGATGGGTATCAAAAAGATACCGGATATCCTCGCGGAGTTTTGGGTCTTCCCGGCGACAGATACGAAGTCATTTTCAATGGTGTTCGAACAGTTCCGTTGAAAAAGGAACTGGTTGACGAAGTGGGCGGCCCCGGCACCGCCCCTGCTGCTGCTGCCAAAGAAGCAGAACCGGACGTTGTGGTTATAAAGCGAAATGCTGACGGCACACTGAATATGGGCAAATAATAACATGGCAGAGCCGCAAACCTTAAACCTTCTTGGTGGTCAGATTGATGTGGACCAGGTTGCTGGTGCGCTTTCTGCTATAATTCCGCAGCAGCAAGCTGAAGTGTTGCCGGACGTAGAGGCAGAGCCGGTGCAAATGGCATCTGCCGATATGCCAGTTGAGCCAGCATCTATTGAACCTGCTGTTGCAGAAGAACCTGCTGCCGTAGAACCTACGCCTGTAGAGCCATCGCCTGTTGCACCGACCGCAGTGCCACAAGTGAAGATATTTGAATATGAAGGGCAAAGGTTCAAACTTCCGGCTGATGTAACTCAAGAAGAACTTGAGCAAATTATTGCTAAATACGAAAGCACCCCAGCATACGCCGCCAAAAAGGCACAGACGGACAAGTCTTGGGAACGGGAAAACATTGACAGCAAAAGCGGTGCGCCAGCTTTGGTTAGGGCGGCTGTTGGTGAATTGGAAACCATAGAAGAAAAACTCAAAACGCTGGACAATTATTACCCAGGAGCAGTTCCATACGGTGAAGACAATTTTTTGTTTTTTGATCCAGATACTAAAAAATTTACGCTATATAACCCACCGGGACTAGATTTTGGAGACGTTGCTAGTCTTGCAAAAACAGGTGTTGAAACTGTTGCCGGTGGTCTAGGTGCCGCTGCCGGTTTTGCTTCCGGTCTTGCCACTGGCCCCGGTGCGGTGGTTTCGTCACCGACACTTGCGGTCATTGGCGCTGGCATAGGAACTGAAGTCGGCGCACGTCTTTTTGATGTGTCAATGGGCGTTTTTGCCGGTCGTGAAAGAGCGCCAAAACCTTTAATTGAAGAATTTGCAGAAACCGGCGTTCGCGTTGGTTTGGCTTCTACAGGACAAGCGGCGGGGCCGTTGATTGCTGCTGGCGGCAAGCGCGTTTTAACAGGTGGCAGAAAAGCGGCGTCCGATCTGATTGCAAAGTTTGAATCTCTTGGGATTGAGCCGGTCGCCGCAGCCGTTGGCCGCAAGGGTATGCTTGGGCGCATGGGCGCTGGATTTGAGCAAATGGCTACTGCTGGTCCGATTCTACAAAAACAAGCTGAGCGGGTTATCGTTCAGTTAGACAGCGCATTGCAGAGCATTTCTTCCAGAATGGGGCAAATTAGATCCCCTAATGAAGCCGGTGCGGCTTTGAAAAAATCTGTTGAAGCCGCAGAAAAGCGCATTAGAGATGGTTTTTCAAAAAAATATGATGAGGTGTTTGAAGAAATTGGCGCAGATACAGTTGTAACTGAAATGACTTCTGTAAATGCGGCATTGCAACCAGTTCTTCGCCAACTTGCAGAACTTCCAAAAGATGCACAGCCTACAGGTCAGTTGTTGGCGTTAGTTAAAAAATATGATGCGTTAAGCAAATTTGCTGAAACAGGCAATATGACATTCCAACAGTTGAGAGATTTAAGAACACAACTTCGGCTGATTAGAAGCAAAAAGATATCAGGAACCCAAGGCGATTATGATAGCATGGTGGATGATATTTATAAGGCAATTACTGATGATCTTGCCATTGCCGCAAATAGTGTTAATCCCAAATTAGGTGCAAAGCTAAAGGCTATTGACACAGAACGGGCTATTTTTGCGGATACAGCGCAGAAAACTTTTGACAAAATCAGAAGTTTTGATGCTGACAATCAAGCATTTGATTATCTCTTAACTTCCGCAAAAGGCATGGGGAAAGAGGGCATTAAAGCACTTCAGCGGCTACGCGAAAACTTTACGCCAGAAGAATGGGGAGATGTTGCTAGTTCCGCTCTTTATAATCTTGGTCGAGAAAGAGCCGGGGCGCAAGTAGGAGAAGCTGCGGAGTTTAGTATCGCAACATTTATGACACGCCTATCAGAAATTAAGAAAAATGGCCCTGAAGCATTTGAGGCTTTTTTCGGCGGCACTCAGTTTGCTGAAGTGTCCAAAGATTTGATGAACTTGGTGGATGTTGTGGGGGCGCTTAAAGAGGTAAAACGCTACACAAACTTTTCTAATTCTGCCGGTGCAATAAACCAAATGATATTCTGGCAAGCATTAAGTTCTGCCGGAACAGGAATGGTTGCTGGAGATGTGTTAGGCGCTACTGTAGCAATAGGCGGGACTGTCCTTGCTCCAGCTGGCGCAGCCAAATATCTTATGACCAACCCCGCTTTTGTCAAATGGCTATCAACACCGGCTAGTCAAATAAGCAAAGACGTATCCGCCCACGTTGCTAGGTTGGTAGCGATTGGTCAGGCAGAGCCAGAGATACAAGAAGAACTGCGTCAATATTATAAAGCCATCAGATCATATATGGGCTATACTGAGCCGGTGAACGAAGGAACCGCACAATGACGATTTCCAGCACTACAAATACGGTTTCCTATAACGGAAACGGCAGCACGACTGAGTTTGCGGTCAATTATGTGTTCTTTGGAACCGGCACTAGCGCCGAGATTGAAGTTGTTGAAGTTGTCATTGCAACCGGCGCTGAAACAGTTAAATCAAACGGTTCTGACTTTACGGTTTCCGGTGGTAACGGTGCAACCGGCACGGTAACTGCGGCAGTTGCCCCGGCCAGCACGGTCAAGTGGGTAATCAACCGGACAACCACGCAGACGCAAGAAACGGATTACGTTGAGAACGATCCGTTCCCGGCAGAAAGCCATGAAGAAGCCCTTGATCGGCTCACGGCTATAGATCAGGAGCAGCAGCGGGCGCTAGGTCGCACAGTGCAGCTTCCTGACGGTTATACAGGCAGTTTTGATCCGACGTTGCCGGTTAATATTACCGGCAATACGGTTCTATCGTTTAATGCGGGCGCGACTGCTTTTGAAATTGGCCCGACGACTAGCGAAATTAGCAATGCCCAGACTTACGGCGAAGCCGCGCAGGCGGCTCTCGACGAGTTCACTGACCTGTACCTCGGGGCCAAGGCATCGGACCCGGCGCTCGACAACGACGGCAACGCCCTCCAGGACGGTGCCTTGTACTTCGACACGACCAACAACGTGATGAAGGTCTACGACCTCGGCACGACGACGTGGAAGCGGACGACCCCGACGAGCGGCGAGCAGGCCAACATCGACACGGTCGCCGGAATTAGCGCGGACGTTACCGTAGCCGCAACCAACGTCACAGACATCACGAACTTCGCTGACGTGTACATTGGCCCCTCCGCGTCTGACCCGACGCAGCGGGCTGACGCCTCCGCCCTTCAGGCGGGTGATCTGTACTTCAACACCACCGTCAACGAGTTGCGCGCGTATAGCGGCTCTCAGTGGGTGGCCGGCACGGCTGGTACTCTTGCCGTCCAACGCTACAGTGGTGACGGCAGCACGGTTGCATTCACGCTGGCGACTGCGCCCGCAGGTGAAAACAACACGCAAGCCTACATCAGCGGCGTCTACCAGCAGAAGGACACCTACAGCGTCAGCGGCACGACCGTAACCTTCTCCGCTGCGCCGCCGATTGGCACAGACAACATCGAGGTCGTGACGATCAGCACGCTGGCACTTGGCGAAACCGACGCTTCGTTGGTGACCTACACGCCCGCAGGAACCGGCGCGGTCGAGCGCACGGTGCAGTCGGTGCTGCGCGAAAGCGTCAGCGTCAAGGATTTCGGCGCGGCGGGCGATGGCGTGACGGATGATACGACAGCGTTTCAGGCTGCGATTGATGCGGTCAACACAACCTCTGGCAAAAAAGCACTACATATTCCAGCCGGTGATTACATCATTACATCTCAGCTAACTATAGCTGACTCCGGTAACGGCGGTATGTATGTTTATGGAGATGGAACCCCCCGCCACGAACAGATGGGGTCTCGCATCCTCACCAATGTCAGCGACTCAGTATTTCTTTGTGAAAAAGATGGAGCCACTTTCCGAGGGATCTCGTTCATTCAAAACAGCGGAACGTCACAACAGAGTGGCTACAACTGCATTGAGATGTCCAAAAGCTCGAACACAGACGATGCAGAGCTTAAGGTTGTCGATTGTAACTTCCGCGACTACGACATTAACATTGACCATAACGGGCGCAGCTGTGAAATTTACGGCGGCGAGATGGTTACAAGTAATATCGGTGTCAACCTTAGTTGGGTGTCTGATGGTACTTTCCCCGCGGAACCAAACAAAACCGATTTACCGTTTGGGTTTAGAGCCTTTGTGGTTAGCGGTGTTAGATTTCACACCTGCAACGTAGCTATTAAAAACGCAGGTGTGGACCCAGAGAGTATTAGGTCACTACAGATAACAAATAACTTAATCGATTTAGAAGGAAGGCTTTTCGAGGGAGGCTTAAATCATTCAGTTATTTCTGGGAATATATGTGATTTCAATACGAGCGGTGGAACTCTTGCTACTATTAAGGTGACTTCAGGTGGCAACGATATTGTTATAGCGGGAAATCATTTCTCTGGCTATGACAGTGTTGGCGCTAATGTTGAGACAAGAACAGGCGCTACAGGCGTGCGTTTCGATGTTGCCCCTGTGGGATGTTCAATTACTGGGAACAGTTTCTCTGGTTTTGCCGCTAATGCAGTCTATCTGGCAAGCGGTTCAACAGCTACTTCAATAACTGGCAACTCTTTTGATGACAACCTGAATGGTATCGAAATTGATGGTGCTGTTGCAGACACGCAAATAATCAATACGTATGCTAATAACGGCACAGACGTTAATTTTACAGGCGTGTCTTCTTGGAATGATTCATTAGTAATTACAAATGGCGCGGTTGATTTTAGCAAGGGCGGGTCGTTTACTAATTCTACTGGCACATTCACACCGGGATTCGGCAATGTCTCAGCACCCACCATCACAGACACATCTAATTGTAAGTATGAAGTAATTGGAGACACTGTAAATTTCTATCTTGAGGTTGCATATACATCTCTGGATACAGCAGATGCAAGCGGTATAACAATAACCAACTTACCATTCACACCGGCAAAACTAATATCAGCTCAAATAGATATTGAAAACAGTAGTGGCTTTTCATTTGGTGCTACAGACACCATAAACATCAGTCGCGCTGGCTCGGGTAGTCTCGTTGTAACTAACAATGCTAAATCAAACTATACGTATAACGGAGGTGAGATTCAGGCAAGCGGCACTATAATCATATCAGGAAGTTATTTCGTTTAATAACCAGTATCTCAAGTGGATTCTTGAGATGGATAAGGAGCGTAAGATGCTAACAAAAGAAACAGTAGTAGATAAAATTGAAGTATTAGAAAACGGCACGTTGCAGATAAGAACAGCAACTAAAGTACTAGAAGATGGTAAGCTGTTGTCTCAATCATTTAGCAGGCACGTACTAACGCCCGGTGCAGACACATCTAATGAAGACGCTAAGGTGGTGGCGATTGCTAACGCTACTTGGACAGCAGACGTGATCGCCGCATATAACGATCTAAACCCGTAGGTTATGCAAGGAGCATAAGCAATGGCACTAACTAAAGTTCAAGCCTCCCTCACTAATCTCGGCATCGTCAATGTGCTGGATTTCGGCGCAGTAGGCGACGGCGTAACGGATGACAGTACGGCTATTCAGGCTGCAATTGAGAGCGCTTATGATAACAATTCCGCTATATTGCTATTTGATCCTAACAAGACTTATTTGGTAACAGATCAAATATCTTTTAATGGCTATCCAGCAACCAATGGTATAGATACTGGACTGACAGTTATAGCAAATGGCGCAACGATTAAACTTGCAGCTTCAACGCCAACTAGTGTTGGTCATGTTGTAGGTATTGGTCGCGGTGCTTACGTTGGTGAAGATGGCAACGTAGAGCTGACAGGCGATATTACTTGGATAGGTGGTATTGTTGATGTAAATAATAATAGCGGTGAAAATGGATTTGGTTTAAGCCGTACTCGCAACGTACATATCCAAAACGTCACAGTACAGAACGGCTCTTTTTCAGCATCCATTGAGGGTGGCCGAGGATTTACTACTCATGCCGCAAGCCGCAATGTAGTGATTGAAAATTGCCGTGTTTATAACATGGGTGATGGCTATCATATTTCCACAGTTCCAGATAACCGTGCAGATATTAATGGGACTGATCTCTATACAATCACTAACATTACTCAGGCTACTTCAGCAGTAATTACAACATCTGCAACACATAATATTCTTGTTGGTGAGTTTGTATACATCTCTCAAGTTAATGGTATGACGGAGTTAAATCCTTCATACACTAATAGAGCAGAATATGAAGTTACGGCAGTAACCGCTACAACAATTACTATTGATGTAAATAGTTCCGCTTATACAGCGTACACAAGCGGCGGTAATGTTGTCCGTAAAGATGACCTGTATTACCGTAATCACGCAATTTCATTTATTAACTGTCTTGCTCGTGAATGTGACCATTCAGGTTTTAACTGCGAAACAGCTAACGAACCTCGCACTGTAGAACTGCTTAATCATAATGTTTTAGTTGATGGTTTGACGTTGATTAACTGCGGCTCCAACTCTACAGATAGGGGCATTATCAACGGTAATAACACATCTGGTTTGAAGATGCGTAATGTCACTATTCATAATGACAGTGCGTTTCCTGTATCAGATGTTATTCGT